CCATATGTCCGTTGTGCTTTGGTGACCGTTTACTTTGCAGTAACGAGTGCAATCAAGCGGTCCAAGAGTGCCCTGTGCCTTTACAGGTTGGTGTTTATAATGATGGTTGCGATTTGCAATCATCCACCCCTGTTGAAAGTTCCAGTTTGGAGGAAATCAAGCCATTGTCCTACATTTGTAGTGAAAAATGGACTAGATTTTTCTCCCTTCGCTTTATTTGGTTGTGGTTATATGTATCCACTATTAATTTCTTTCGTTCAGCTAGCGTTCTATGCATTCGATATAACTTAATGTTATTTAGTCGAGTGTTCGGATATTTAGCAGGCAGAATGGAAGATTATGTTCTGCGTAGAGCGTCCAGGTATTTGCGCCGGGAGCTCTATTCTCCTCGTGTTGAAACTTTCTTAAAGTGTACCGCATACGTAGTAGCAACTGCTGCTGCAGCCTACGGTTTGTTTACTCTCATTTCTAAAAGGAAAGGTAAGAAAACAGAGGAAGATGAGGAAGAAATGCACGAATTTAATGGTGGTGTTTTCTCGTCCAACGTTCCCCAGCCCAGTAATGAGCGAACCAACGTTTGGACATGGAAGGAACGACCTGTGCTATCAAATATCGACTTATCTCCGGCTATTCTGTCGCGAGGTGCGATTTCTGTTAGCGAACAGTTAGAAATTTTCTCCCGCAATTGCTATTATATGGTAGTTGATGGTGGATCCGGTCCAACTTGCTTCGGGCGAGTTCTAGCATTGGGTGGGCAGATGTATTTAACAAATGCTCACTTTTTCCAGAAACGTCCGTCGCGTATGTTTTTAACTAAGTGTGGACCTAACTCAGCTGTTGGGACGAGGCGAACGATTATATTGAATTATGGTGTTAATATCGTTTTGGATGAACCAAATGATATCGCCGTATTACGAGTAGTTGATTTGCCTAGTAATCGTTCCTTATTGTAATATATGTTCAAAGAGGACTCCTTAGAGAGACCTGAGTTTAACGCTTTCCGCTTAACACGTGAGGAGGATGGTTCTATTACCACCTCTGAAGTTGTGTGCAATGTGGTTGGTCGTGACACCATGGTCACTCGTTATGGGGAGAACTTAATGTTGCCTACTTTTAGAGGAACTTCTAAGAATCAAACCCGAGAGGGTGATTGTGGATCTCCTCTAATTGCCATTTTCAATGGGCGATGTGTAGTCGTTGGTCTTCATGTTGGGTGTATTCAACATCCGACTAAGCCTGATCGATGGCGCATATTGTCACGTAGATTGGATAAGGCATTAATTGAGCCTTTATTGACCACGTTCCCAGCCCAAGCCAAGATATTGCCTAGCGCGCCACTTATGACGTGCGAGAAGACGGGTGAGATAGTGGTAGAAGGTCTCCATCGGAAGAGTCCTTTCTGTCACTTATCAAACTGTGGTAGTATGGAGGTTTTCGGGTCTATACCATTTCGTGAAGGATCTAAGAGCCATGTCATTAAGACACTATTGGGTAAACAGTTTGTCGAAGCTACGTGCGACGACGGACCCTTGTCGATAGTTGATAAGATGCATGCGCCCGTTATGAGAGGATATGAGCCTAAGCACAATTCTCTCAAGCATATGATCCAAACGAGCCAGGGTGTGGATTACAAGCGGTTGAACAAATGTCGGGATGCCTTTTTGGCTGACATTTTTCGACGGCTCCCGCCGAGTGAGCTTGAGCTCATAAAGCCCCTGGATGTCGATTCCTGTGTTAACGGTGTCGCTGGTGTCACGTACATTGATGCAATGAAACGAGGCACTTCGGCTGGTTTCCCTTGGAGGGAAGTTAAACACAAGCACCTCATACCAATCGTGGACGATGCTGGTTTACCAACTGGCAGAGTTCGTGTGACGCAAGAGATTGCTGATAGGGTCGATGGTATTCTTGCAGCTTACGCAGAGGGACGTCAGTTCCATCCTGTGTTCGCTGCTAGTTTTAAGGATGAACCCGTTTCTAAAGAAAAAAGAGACGCTGCGAAAACGCGCATTTTCTGTGCTGCACCTATGGATTTCACCATTGTGGTTCGCAAGTTTCTACTTCCTGTGATTCGGGTCATTCAAAGGAATACGGCTGCATTTGAAACAGCTGTTGGTGTTCAGGCACAAAGCAAAGAGTGGG